GCCTCTTCTTCTGCCGCTGTGAAGGGGACGTTGCCCTCTGCTGTAGCGCGATATCTAGCCATGATTTTATACCCCTTACGATTTGGTGATGCCGTACAACCGGAAATTGCCGCCGAGAGTGCCATCTACGATTTGGTATCTAATCCCGGTCAAAGCGCCCGCTGTCTGGCAATTGCAAGACCCACCTGAATTTCTATAAGACCCCCCCGCATGGCCTGACCATGTAACGAACTTCCTCGCTGTCGTAATGGTGGGGTCGAGCGGCATGGTCATCACCCAACCACTAGGCCTAATGGCGGACGAAACCTGATCTTGCAAAGCGATGGCGGAGGCGTTGCTCATGGCAACACCAGAATAAGCAGCAGAAGCATAATAAGGCTGCGACAGATGCCCGTAATAATTAGACGTTTGATAACTGCCGCCGATTTTTAGCAAGCATTCCACTGTCGGGGACAATCCAGTTCCGTATACATTAGATGCAACAACAACATAAGCATGGTATGTGTCGTCGAATGTCGTTTCAATATCAACCGTTGTTGCTGTCGTTGCGGTTACTAACGATAGGAATGTCCAAGCGCCACCACCACCAGCAGCAGCATTTTCAAATGCGGGAGGACTACCGGCACCTGTGCTGGTCAATACCTGCCCATCGTTTCCGGTTGCTACCGCAACTGGATTTCCAGAGGCGTCATAGCTGATGATATTTCCATCTGTGCCCGATGCCATTCTAGCCAGAGTTACGCTGTTGTCTGCAAAGGCAGCAGTTGCCCCAGCAACGTAGCCCCACTCAGCCGCAGATATGGCTTCCGTTCCTATGTTGGCAAGTTGGGTTACCTCGCCAGACGTTAGAGCCGCAACACCGTTTGCCAGTGCAGAAGCTACGTTCGTGGCATCCGTTACATCCGCAGAGGCCTCGATGCCGGATAATTTGGTTGCCTCTGCTGAAGTATATTGCGCGGTTGGGGCAGTCACGCCGTTGATAGCGTCAGTCCATGTTCCCAGCCACCGAACTCCAGTGGTCCCAAGACTGTCCGTGCTGTCAGTATCGGATACGACGTTTCCGCCCGACGTTAATTGAGTAACCGTGGCGGCGGCAGCGGTGCCTCCACCCAACACGCCGTCTAGCGTCCCCGTAAAGCCCGTGGCAACCGCCTCTTGTCCGACCAGAGCAGCAAGAACATTCGTGGCATCCGTAACGTCGGCAGACGTTTCAATGCCGGATAATTTGGTTGCCTCTGCTGAAGTATATTGTGCTGTTGGGGCAGTCACGCCATTGATAGCGTCGGTCCATGTCCCCAACCACCGGGTTGAGGTGGTCCCAAGACTGTCCGTGCTATCAGTATCAGATACTACATTTCCACCGTGTGTGGTGACTCCTGTAACAGCTAATGCGCCATCAACCGCAGCGGCACCCGTCACTTCCAAGGTTGCAATCTGAAGGTCTGATAGGGCGTTCACCACAGCAGCGCCAGACCCCGCACCATCACAATAAACAACAGCGTTTTTACCGTTCTGGACCGTTATATTAGCCCCCCCACCCTGAGAAAGAATAACGGAATACGGTCCAGAAGAACCGGAATCGGTGGTGGCATTCTCAATAATAAAGTATGCCGGTGCCGTATTTGGGGCTACTGTAACCGTATTGTTACCGCCCAAAGCCCCCGTGAACTTAATCACCCGGTACATGCCGTCTTGGAGGTTTTCCGTTCCAGACTCTGGGGACGCTTCCCGAACCGTAAGAGTATGGGTGGTCCCGGAAATGGCCACCGCTTTATACGAGGCTATTCTATCCAGGATATCGAGGTTGTGGTTCGAAGTCGTCCCCCACGTACCCGACTGGTCGCCGGAGCCGATCTTTTCTATGCCAAAGCCTGTTGTGTATGTAGAAGCCATAATCTTTTCCTATGCTGCCATCTTAGCCCAATTTGGAGCTTGTGTGTACGTTACTGGAGCCCATCTTGCATCCTGCCCAGGGACAATTTTATTCCATACAAGGGGTGAACCAACTGCCGCCGCAACCTGCACCCCCGTAAGAGGGACCTCTATTTGAACTTCTACGCTGCCCGTCGAAGTAGCTGCCGAAACACCGGTAAGGGTGAGATCGGATGAGACTGAGACCGTTACACCGCCCGTCGCAGTGGCCGCCGAAACACCGGTAACCGGGACCTCTATTTGAACTTCTACGCTGCCCGTCGAAGTAGCTGCCAAAACACCGGTAAGGGTGAGATTGGCGGAACCTGAGACCGTTACGCTGCCCGCCGCAGTGGCCGCCGAAACACCGGTAAGGGTGAGATTGGCGGAGCTTGAGACCGTTACGCTGCCCGCCGCAGTGGCCGCCGAAACACCAGTAAGGGTGAGATTGGCGGAACCTGAGACCGTTACACCGCCCGTCGCAGTGGCTGCCGAAACACCGGTAACAGCAACGGAAAGCGGACTATTCCAAGCCCCCTCGTTCCAGCCTCCCCTGCTCCAACCGGTGAGTAAAGCCATTATGCAATCCGGATAAGCGCACTATTAGCGTCGTTGGTGGGCATGGTAACCGTGAAGTCCCCCGCACTTGACGAGGAATCTCCGCCAAAATTAATTACGCAAACAGAAGGTTTGGCCGCGTGGGTGGTACTCCCCGCGGTCCCAGCGTTGGCCAAGGTAGAGTTGTATATCAACGCACCGCGAGCATCCGTGATGGTCGCATTGCTAAAAGTAACATCCGCCATGTCAATGAACGCCGTGGGGACAGAACTGCTGTTGTCACCCAGCCCTATTGTGGCGCTGGATAGAGACGCGCCGCCCGCAGTGTAGTTGGTGCCGCTTACTTCAGCGGTGCTGGCGTAACCCGTCGTGTCCGCGTCAATGGCCGAAGTGTTTGTATACATGGCGAACTTAAACGTATCCGCCGCGATAGAGCTTCCATCCCCGCGAGAATGCGTCGTCCAGAAATGAATCCCGGCATTTATCTCTTTTTTGTACGACCCGCAGATTGCGGAGGTTCCAATAGCCATTACAGTCTCCTTATAATCTCTGCCATGTCCTCATGGCCCTGCTGATTCATTAAAGCCCAGATCGTGGTTCTCTCGCTCTGCGCCATCTTGTTCATGTAAAATACTAACACTTGTTTCAGACGTTCTCTATGAGCAAACGCCTGATCTCGTATAACAGGAGGGGCATTATCTGAAACCTGCATTATCTTGTTTAAAGCCATCTCGGCTACCTGCTCCGGAGAATGCCCACCATTGTCGGAGGTAAATACAAGGGCTGTTCCTAGCTCACTGGATGCGGATACGGCAGGCATTACTGGGGAGACCTACGTATCCGGTCCTGCCGGTACTGATCTATGGTCTGTAAGCCCTCGCCTAGATTCTTCAACCACTGCAAGGATTCTTGGAAACGTTGGTTATACAATCCTAGAATATCCGCTTCACCCTTTAAGAAGGTATAAGCTTCTACCAATGATCCGTACAACAACGCCAACTCCGCGTTCGTCCCTAACCAACTAGTTCCGTCAGAGGACCCCGTTATCGATTGTGGACGATAGAAATAATGTAATTCCATAGTGTAAGAGGAATCCGGAGTAGGTGCTAACAAGAACGTGGCCTCGTCCCAATCAGCGTAATACAAAGGTGTCCCAGTCGTTGCGGGGTCCGGCGTGTAATCCTGCAACATGGTGGCTTGCTTATACAACAAGAACTCCTTGCTGGACCCGTTGATTACGCTCAAAGAGTTCTGCGCTAAGAAGTCACTCGGCTTTTGCAGGTACACATTACCAGAAGATGACGTACCCTGCGAAGACTTCCGGAAGACGTCAAGTTGGCACTCCTTTAGAATGCGTTCTTCGGCGTTCAGGATGAAGCGTGGAAGCTGGCTGACAAACGTAGCCTCCGTGCTCTGCACGTAGTCCTGTATGGCGGTTTTCAGTGTTGTGTATGTATAAGCCATAAACTAACGCCCTATTACGTAATATATCCGTTGCCTAAATCGACAACAGGTAGTGCAGGTAATGTCACAGGACCCGCCGAAGCAGTCCCTCCGCCACCATTTAAATTACCTACAATTGACGTTCCACTAGATGCTGTAAAAGTATAGAAATCATCCTTAGTAGCATCATCCGTAGGCACTGTTATTGAGTAACCGCTAGAAGACTCTAGAACAGTCTCCGTAAACCCGTCAAACGACTCCACTGTTCTAAATCGAACCGTGTCTCCCGTGGAACGTCCATGACCAGGCTCGTTAACCGTTATAACAGACGACCCACTATCCGACGATCGTAAGGGGTTAAGCGTTAAAATAACAGCCACTTCGGGTTCAACTCTGTCAGGACGACTATCTCGAAGGGCTTCAGGGTCTCCGATCACTCGTCGGGGCTCTATTTGGGGCTGCTTTGACTCATACTCGTCAGGTCCAACCAAACTTCCGTTCCACTCCTTCAACATAACGCGCAAAGGGTATGCTCTTCCGGAACGGTCAGAGACCCCCAAAGCGTGTCTATTAGAAGCGTATCGAGGCATCAGTTCAAACTCAACGAGGATTGACTTGGGACCAAGCGAAGAGCCGTTCTCTCAGAGTCTTCATCAGCGGCCCTTTGAAACTCTTCGTCATATATTGACTTTAAAAGGGGGACTAATTGAGGGGCTTTCTTCATTGCCAGATAATAGGACAACCCTGCGGTAAGACACGGCAAGAACCTGAACGGAATATCCGAAGTGTTAACACCGGAATCCGCATCTTGAATTCGTTTCACCCTGTAATAAATAAGCTGGTCGGTAGAATTCTCAGGAGATGGCCACAACGTTATTGTTGGGGTGATTTGGCGGTTAATATAGAACTGAGAAGGACGACCCTGCGTCGTTTTATCGGGAATATCTAGGTAATCTCCACGACTTATTCTAGATATACCAACATCCGAGCCACTTCGGCGTACTACAACCTCCAGAACATCAACGGCGGCTTGGGCGTCTGAAAGGCTGGGATCGGCTGATATTGTAGTAGAAACCCCAGATTCATCACTAGCGTTGCTTGTAATAGCCTCACCCGCGCTAAAAGGACCCGTTGGAACTGTTATAGTTATAGTCGTGGATGTGGGTTTGGAAATAATTTTCGCGGTAGACCCACTGGTTCCACCTGTTATGGTTCTTCCTACAACCAAGTAGGTTGAATCCCCTACAGTAGCCGTTATAGTTCCTATGGGATACGTGGCGATTGAAGATGATGAGGAGTATTGAACTAAGGACTGCGTGATTTCTTCCACCGTCCATAGATTTAGACCCCTGTTGGCCCACTCCGCAAAAAGAAGATTTAATGAGCGACGAGCGGTTCTTGCATCGTAACCTGTTCTAAACTCAAGACCGCACCGCTCAAAGGCTTCTTCTGTGATCTCCGCCATATCTAGGTTAAAGTTAACCGATCCGGAAGTTGCCATACCTAGTCCCTAACTTATGAGTAATCTTTCAAGCAATGGAGGACTATCGAGTAAGTATCTCCACTACCATGTCCCACAGTTGTAAGCTGGATGTCTCCCGTGTTGCCGCCAGAAGCCGCAACATTAGGAAGACCACTCATGTCGGAATAATCCAGGGTGTCTGAGTAATCAGCAGGAAGCTCTGCCGCAATAACATCA